AAGCCGAAACCTCACCCGTACCGAACCAAAAACGGAGACAGTCACAAAAGCAGAAGCATTCAAGACAGAGATCCAGCCGCCGAAAGGATACCGCATCATCAAGGAGCTATCATACAGCACCTATACCGCTGAGGGATATCCCCTGACCATTGCGTATTTCGAACAGGCAGAACAGAAAAGCCATCCACGAGAAAACAGATCAGCAGAAAGGGGCATGAGTGAATGACAGCAAAAGAATATCTCTGGCGTGTACGTGACGCTGAGCGAGAATTGAAACAACTAGAGCAGGCATACACGCAAGCCCGTGCAGATATCCTCCACCTCAAGGGAATCGCGTACGATGCGGATAAGGTCACCGGGGGGAAGATCGGAGATCTCTCCGATGCAATCGCAGCACTTGAGGGATATGCGCAGCGTCTCAGTGCAAAATGGGATGAGCTGATCAATCTGCGTGAGACGGCAAAGAAGCTGATTGATACACTGAAGGATGGGCGTTATCGTGAGGTGTTGACGTTACGTTATCTTGATGGGCAATCATGGGAGCAGGTCGCAGTCACGATGGGATACACATATCGAGGCGTGATAGGATTACACGGAAAAGCCTTGAAGGTGTTCGGCGAGATAAACTGTTCCTAGATTTTCCTATTTGGTCTGTGCTATTATATAAGCTGAGAAAACAGCGAGGGCACAGCATGAGCGGTGCCCTTTTTCTATGACGCGCGGCGGGTCCTTCTGGAGTTTTGAAGGCGTGCGCGTTCTTTCGAATGCCCAAAAACGTTCTAGATATAACCAAAAATCATAGCTAAGTAAATCATTTTGCATGCAAATTAAAACCGACTACGTTAAATATACCTGTGAAACGAGCGGTGAAAAATTTTTAGCGAGGAAGGAGGTGACCACGTTGAAAGTGACAGCTGACCCAAAAAAAATAACCGTGTCACAAACGAACTTTGCCCGTGCGATTGGTGTGACGGTAGGGCGCGTCAATCAGCTTATTCAGGAGGGCGTTGTCCTGCGTGACGACAAAGACGCACGCGGCGGGGTGTACCTCGTCCAGAGCATCCGAAACTATGATGCGTTAAAAAACGGAGGCGGGGGAGCAGATAGCGATGACCCTGACTACATCTCCGAGAAGGCAAAGCATGAGCGCGTCAAGCGTGAACTCAGCGAATTGCGTCTTGCGCAGAACGAGGCAAGTGTCTATGATGCGCGTACCGTTGAGATGGTCATGATTGAGATGCTGTCTAATCTGCGTGCGCAGTTGCTCGGACTTCCGGCAAAACTTGCGCCGGTGATGGAAGGGCGTTCGAAGGATGACATCTACCAGACACTCACAGCCGAGATTGAGGAAAAATTATCAGAGCTCAGCGGATATGAACCGAGTCTGTTCATGCAGGATATGGCGGCGGAGGTGGACGATGAAAACGGCGATTGAACTCTGGCGCATCGTGTCGCAGAAGGGGCTTACGCCGCTGCCGAAAACGACGGTAAGCACATGGGCGGACGATTACCGCATCCTCTCAAACACCTCCGCAGAACCAGGGAGGTGGAAAACAAGCCGCGCGCCGTATCAGGAAGAGGTCATGAATGCATTCACGCAGCCGGGCATCCGGCGCGTTGTTGTTATGAGCTCCAGTCAAGTGGGTAAGAGCGACATCATGAACAATGTGATTGGACGCTTTGCGCATCTTGACCCGTGCGCAATCATGATGATACAGCCGACCATTGAGATGGCACAGGACTACTCAAAGACCCGCATCTCGCCGATGATACGTGATACAAAGGTGTTATCGCGTATTTTTTATGACGTGAAGGACGGTGCGCAGCAGAACGCACCGAAAACGCGCGACGGGAACAATACGATACTCTCGAAGATATTTCCGGGCGGTCGTCTCATCATGTGCGGGGCGAACAGCCCGGCGGGGCTTGCATCGCGTCCGATTCGGATACTGCTTGCCGATGAGGTGGACCGCTTTCCAGAATCCGCCGGAACAGAAGGCGACCCCGTCGATCTGGCATCAAAGCGCATGACTACATTCTGGAATAGAGTGATGGGAATGTTCTCAACCCCGACCATTGAGGGGAGCAGTCGCATTGCGGCGGAGTATCAGGCGGGAACACAGGAGGAATGGCAGTATGAGTGCCCGAACTGCGGAGAGTATCATGCGATTCGCTACACGAACATCCACGCAAAACACACCGAACATAAGGACGCGCAGGGGCGCAAGATTGTCATCATCGAGGATGTAAGATGGCGGTGCCCGGACTGCGGATTCTCCTTTGACGAAAAGACGATGAAAGAAGCGCCGCAAAAGTACGTTGCGCAGAATCCTGTCGCCGTCAAGAACGGAATCCGCTCCTTTTTCGTCAATGCGTTCTCGTCGCCGTGGATGACATGGCCTGAAATCATGCGAGAATGGCATGAAGCGCTCGGAGACCCGACGCGCGAGCAGGTCATTGTGAACACGAGATTCGGGGAACCGTATCAAGAGCGCGGCGCATTTGACGACGGCACCGTATTCCTTCAGCGGCGCGAACAGTACGGCGCAGACCTGCCGAGCGGCGTGCTGATGCTGACGGCGGCAGTCGACGTGCAGGATAACCGCCTTGAGTATGAGATATGCGGATGGGGGGAAGCGGAGGAGAGCTGGGGGATTCTCTACGGCTCAATTCCGGGAACGCCGGACCAGTGGCGGACATGGGAGATGCTTGATGCGGTGCTTGACCGTACATACTTCTTCCGTGACGGCTCGGGGCTCAACATCGTACGCAGCTTTATCGACTCGGGTGGTCACTATACAGGGAATGTGTACGCATACTGTCAGCGCAACTATCACAAACAGCGTATCCCGATCAAGGGAAAGGGCGGTCCCGGCATCCCACTCGTTTACAAAATCGGCAAAGCGCAGGGAGCGAGCGTTCCGCTTGTCCTGCTTGGCGTCGATGACGGAAAGCAGCAGATCATGAATCGATTGTCGATTGATGCGCCGGGGGCATCGTATTTCCACTTTCCGCTTGATGGAGATGAGCGTCTGCCGTATCGCGGATATGACCAGCTCTACTTTCGCGGGCTCATATCGGAGCATAAAAAGCAGGTGCGCAGGAACGGTGCCCTGCGGACGATATGGGAGACGACAAAAGGCGTACGGAATGAGCCGCTTGATCTGCGGGTATATAACCTTGCCTGCATGCTCTCATGTACGCCGGACTGGGCGCGCATCAAGGCAGCGATGCGGGGAGAGGAAGCTCCGCAAACGCAGAAAAAGAAAAACACAACGGTAAAGAAAACAGCGCAGACCGCGCGGCAGACAAATATATGGTGAGGTGATACGAATGGCAAATAAAATACAAAACGAGCGGCTGGCGCAATACCTCGAGGCGGAGCGCGCAGTACTCTCAGGGCAGTCGTACACCATCGGCAACCGTACATTGACACGGGCGAATCTATCGACGATACGTGCCGCGATTGACAGTCTTATTGCGGGCGGAGCGACCCTTGACGGCAGTGCGCCGGACATGCGCGGCATGAGCAAGCGTGTTGTGTTTGTGGATGGGAGGTGAACCGATGGCAAAAAAGAAAGGCCGTATCAGGGCGGCGAAGCTCCAAAACATCCAAAACAGCGGATACAGCGAGGGTGGCGCATCGCAGACGAATAACATTCTCAAGATGTGGAACCCGTGGAAACTCTCCAGCAAGTCCGACATCGACCAGAATCTCAATCCGCTGCGCAATCGTGCGGCGGATACGGCAATCAACACGCCGATCGGCGCGGCGGCGATACAGTCCAGTGCGACGCATGCCGTCGGGACCGGGCTCACGCTCTTCCCGCGCCCGCGATTCAAACAGCTCGGTATCAGCGCCGATGATGCGCGCGAATGGATTCGCGGGGTGATGGCGGAGTTCCAAATGTGGGCAGGCTTAAAGGACTGCGACATTTACCGCAGGAACAACTTCTACGACCTGCAGCACATCGCATATCTGGCCTATCTGATTGACGGCGATGCATTCGCCCTTTTCCGGCGGAAACCTCCGGAAAAGACAGCGCCGTACAGTCTGCGCATCCAGCTCATCGAAGCAAACCGCGTCAGCAATCCGGTCGATACAGGGCTTGCGAACTATACAAGCGTTGAGATGCGCGCGCCGATGGCGGGGCATCGCATCATCTCCGGCGTGGAGATTGATGCAAACGGTGCCATTGACGGCTATTGGGTCTCCAACAAAGTCCCGCATGATTACGCCGACACGCAGGGCGCGCCCGAATGGGTACGAATTAAAGCCTTCGGCGATGGAACAGGACTGCCGAACATCCTGCAAATCTGTCATGATGTACGAGCGGACCAATATCGAGGCGTTCCATATCTAGCGCCTGTGCTCGAAACGCTCAAGCAGATGAACAGGTTCACGACCGCCGAACTTGCGAATGCAATCGTGAAATCATTCTTCGCGCTCTTTTTCACGCAGACCTCGAATGTCTCCGGGACACTGAACAGCATGCTCGGGAATGCTTACGACGGCGACCCGAACGAGCCTGTGGTGAACGTCAATGATTACGCATTGGGACCGGGCACGCTGAATGCCCTGCCGTCCGGCGTAGACGTGAAGTCCGTCAACTCGGGCGACGGGCAGAGTACATTCGGCGTATTCACGCAGGAGCTTGTCAAGCAGATCGGCGCTGCTCTTGGGCAGCCCTACGAAGTGCTCATGAAGAGTTTTACGAGCTCATACAGTGCAAGCCGTGCAGCGCTCCTTCAGGCGTGGGATGAGTACCGCATGCGCCGCGTATGGTTCGCGCGCGACTTCTGTCAGCCCGTCTATGAGGTGTGGCTTGCGGAGGCTGTCGCACTTGGGCGCATTAATGCGCCGGGCTTCTTTGACGACCCGCGCACGCGCGCCGCATGGTGCAATGCGGAATGGTTCGGGCCAACAATGAGCATCCTCGACCCCGTGAAGGACGTGAACGGCTCGCACAAGCGCACAGAGTACGGATTGAGTACACTGGAGCGCGAAGCCGCTGAGATGACAGGATCCGACTACGAGGAAAATCTGGAACAGCTCGCCTATGAGCGGGACTTGCGGAAGAAACTCGGACTGCTCGAGGAAGAGGACAATCAACCCGCTCAATAATGGGCGGGTTTTTTGATGCACATTTCCATGAAAGGAGGTGAGACAATGGGAGAGTTTTGGAAAATAACAAATGAAACGGGCGCAGATGCGGAGCTCCTGCTTTACGGCCCCATCTCGGATACATCATGGTATGACGATGAGATAACGCCGCGCCTTTTTGCGGAGGAGCTCAAAGCCCTCGGCGGGAAAGCGCTGACCGTGCGTGTCAACAGTCCGGGCGGGGACGTGTTCGCGGCGCAGAGCATCTACAATCAGCTTAAGACGTATAGCGGGCATATCACCATGCGGATTGACGGCCTTGCGGCAAGCGCAGCGACGATTGTCACATGCGCGGGCGATACCGTGATTATGCCGACGAATGCGCTCTACATGATTCACAACCCTGCAACATATGCATGGGGGAATGCAGAGGAGATGCGCACCGCGGCGGATGTGCTCGATACCGTGCGGCAGACCATCATCAATGTATATCAGAAACGCACCGGCGAAAACCTGACGGCAGAAGAACTTGCTGCGATGATGGATGATGAGACGTGGCTCACGGCAGAGGAGGCGCTTGCCTACGGATTCGTCGATCAGATCGATGAAAAGAGCAGCGTGACCAACCGCATGAAGGACGGCCTGCTGATTGTCAACACGGTATCCTGCGACCTTGGGAAATTCAGGCACGCGGATAAAGTGAGGGAACTGTTGAACAGAAAGGATAAGGTGACACCTATGGGAGGGAATACAGGAAACGAGCTGGTAAATAAGATTAGAGACCTGCTCGGCGGAGGTCCGGCAAAGGACCAGTCAAAGCAGGAATCGGTGCAGGCAGCATCAACAGAGGATGCCGTGCAGGCAGAGCGTCAGCGCCTCCTTGCGCTGGATGCGCTCGATGACCGCACGAATGCGGCGGTGACGAAGATTGTCAATCTGGCAAAGGAGAACGGCAGCACGGCAGAGCAGGTCCAGCCATATGTTGAAGCGGTCAAGAACGCGGTAGAGACGCGCAATGTCGCAGATGAGATTCGCAAGCTGATCGAAGATCATCTGAACTCTGGCGCATCCGATGTTGCACCGTCTGCACCACAGCAGAATGAAGCACAGCAGCGGCAGGCAGACATTGATGAAGTTGTAGCACTTGCAAACAGGAACAGGGGGTAAAAGACATGGCAATCAAAGAGACGATGGCGGGTGTCGCCTATGACGGGCTTTTCGGCGGCGCAGAGGTCGAAGTCCTCACGCGCAACGTAACGCTCGCATCCGGGCAGAACGTGAAACGCGGAACGTTGCTCGGCGTTACGGCGGGGAAGTACGCCGTCGCCGCAAAGGGCGGCAAGGCGGTCGCAGTCGCGGCGGAGGACATCAACGCGACGAGCGCGGATACCGCAGGAACGGCGTACATTACGGGATATTTCAATCGCGAGAAGCTGATTGCGGCATCGGGGGACACGGTGACCGCACACGAAGAGGAACTGCGCGACGCGGGGATTTTCCTCACGTCCATGAAGTAAGGAGGTTACAGTATGGCTATTGGACTGAAAGACACAATTTCGCTCATGCAGGCAATGGAGCGCATCAAGCCGCCTGCAACACTGCTGGTCGATACGTTTTTCCCGCAGATTCCGACCACGGCAGTCACCTCGAAGATTGCCGTAGAGTATCGCAAGGGCGGGCGCTGTCTCGCGCCGTTCGTGGTCGAGGGCGGGCACGGGATCAACGTCGCGCGCGGCGGTTCGACCGTAGACATCTACGAGCCACCGATGGTTGCCCCGCGCCGCACGGTGCGCCCGGAGGATATTGAGCAGCGCGGCTTTGGCGAGACGGTCTATTCGACCAAGACACCCGCGCAGCGCGCAACCGAGATTCAGGCGAACGACCTTGCCGACATGCAGGCGATGATCATGAACCGCAAGAATCAGATGGCGGCGGAGATTCTGACGACGGGCGCATACACAATCAACGGCTATGCAGACGACGGCACGACGGTCAAGACGGCGAAGATTGCCTTTGACTGGAACCAGAAAATCACGCCGTCGACCGCGTGGGACCAGCCGAACGCGAGCATTTACAGCGACCTGCGGAATGCATCCTCGCTCATTCAGGAGAATGCGGGCATGGTGCCAACCGTCGCAATTGTCGGCAAGAACATTGCAGACTATATGCTCGGCAACAATGAGATTATGAAGTGGCTTTCCGTTCCGTCGAATGCGAATCTCTCTATTGCGAGCATCCAACCTCGCATCGAGAGTCCGCAGGTCGCGCGCATCGGTCTCATTCAGTCGCTGAACCTTGAGGTATACAGCTACATGGAGACCTACACGAACGATGCGGGCATGACCGTTCCCTTCCTCGGCGAGAATGACGTCATCATCGGCGTGCCGGGGCGTGGCCGTCAGCTCCACGGTGCAGTTACGCTCATCAATGACACGGAAACGGGATTTGAGACCTATTCAGGACTTTACGTTCCGCAGTATGCTGCGTCGAAGTCGGCGAACACGATGAGCCTCACACTGTACAGCCGGTTCCTGCTCGCTCCCGAGTTCGTGGACGACTGGGCATACATCAAGGCGAAATGAGGTGACAAGCGATGAAGGTTGTTGTAATGAACGGCTATGTAACCGTCGGGAGTGTAATGTATGGCGAAGGAGCAGAAATTGACCTTCCGGAAGGAATCGCAACGAATCTCCTTATGGATGGCGCTGTCGCCGTTCCTGAAATGATGTTGCATGTGGATGAACAGGAGAATTCGGATACTGAGGACAACAAGCAGGACGGGGAGAATTCGGATACTGAGGAGACCGACCTTGATCCGATTGAGCTCCCTTCTGTGGACCCTGCGGCCGCCGCGAAAAAGACGCGCGGAAAAAAGGCATGAAAACTTTTCGGGAGCAGTCCTCAGATGACCTCGGCGTGTTCCTGAATCTGGATGAGTTCGCCGAGATGCACAGAGTCAACGGAATGGAGGTGCAGGCAGTCCTTGAGGGGCTGACAACGAAAGAATATGTTCAGCGCGCCGGGCGCGGTGCATCATTCGAGGGAATCGATGCGCGCACCTTGGTTCTGCATATTCGAAAAGCTGACATTCCTCCGGTTGCGCATGGCAACGTGATTGAGGTCAACGGCGAGATGTACCGCATCGACGATGTAAGCGACGATATGGGCATCCTAACATTGACGCTGGAGGCGGGGGCGATATGAGTGTAGAGATTGACGCACAGGACATCGAAAAAGCGATGAAAGCATTGGAGAAAGTGCCGAATGCCGTAGAACGTGCAACATCTGCGGCGCTGAACCGTGCCGTCATTGCAGGAAGAACAGCGGTATCAAAAGGGATCCGCGAGCGGTATACACTCAAAGCAACTGACATAAAAGAGCAGGTACGCATCAAACGTGCAGCGCGGAACAGCTTAGATGCAGAGGTCACGGTCACAGGAACACCCGTTGACCTGACAAAATTCCGCGTACGGATTTCTGGCAGAGGCATCTATGCGCAGGTCAAAAAGGGGGGCGGCGGCACGTTGCGGCGCTCCTTTTTTATGGCCGTGGGAAAGGCGGGCCTTTATCACAGATCGTCGAAATCGCGCCTGCCGATTCAGCGTGAGTTTGGCCCATCTGTTCCGCAGATGGCGGGTGAGATAAATGTCAGCAGAGGAGTAGAGGAACGTATGCAGGCGGTGTTTCGCGAGCGTCTTGCCCGTGAAGTTGCATATAGACTGGAGAATATGGAATGACACCGATCGGATGTGCACGCGCATTGGCGGACTTCCTGCAAAAGCATTTTGACGCAACCGGCTATCGCCCGATTGATGAAAAAATCGCAGGGAACAAGATCACCGTCCGCGACGGCTTTTTGCCGAAAGCGACGACCAACGAGGAGAAGAAAAAGCAAGATCCGCATATCGTCATCCGTCCCGTAGAGGTCACGGATACGCAGGAGGGCTCAACAATAACATTGCAGCTCCTCATGATGACGTACAGCGCCGACATGGAGAAGGGGCACCTTGACCTCTACCACATCGCAGAAATCGTGCGGCAGGCGGTGGAGCAGCAGACCATCATCGGAGAGATGTATATGCTCCAGCTGCCCGTAAAGACCCTGATACCGGAGGAGCAGCCGTGGCCGGAATGGTGGGCGTATATGGAGCTGACCTATACTCTTGGCCGTCCAGGGCGCGGATTTAATCAGTATTTGACGAATTGAGGTGTAACGATGGCAAAGAAAAACGACGAGACCGAAGTCAAGGAGCAGGACATGCAGGAGACCGCAAAGACCAACGTGCAGCAGGTTATGTATGTCGGTCCAAGCGTGCCGCGTCTTGGGCTTGTGCAGAACCGCGTCTACATTGGCGATGTGGATGACGTATTCGCGCCGGTCAAGGAGAAATATCCGCTCGTTATGCAGCTCGTTGTCCCTGTCGGGGACAGCGTGAGGGCACGTGCGGATGTGAACACACCGGGAACGGCGTGCTATATGGCAGTACAGCAGATTATGGAGGTGAAGGGTAATGGCAACAGGCTATAAACACGGTATCTACGGGCAGGAGGTGCCAACATCTCTTATCCCGATGACGCAGATCGGTGCGGGGCTTCCCGTCGTATTCGGAACGGCGCCGGTGCATCTGGCGACAGATGCGGCAAAGCCAAACACGCCTATCCTCTGCTACAAGTATGATGAGGCAGTGGCGGCGCTTGGCTATTCCGACGATTGGCAGAAATATACGCTCTGCGAGTTTATGAAGTCGCAGTTTGCACTCTACAATGTCGCACCGGTTGTCTTCGTGAATGTCCTTGACCCTGCGAAGCATAAGAACGCTGTCACCGATCAGACCGTCACGCTCACGGAGCACGTCGGGAAACTCGCAAAAGCCGTGATTCTCTCGACACTGAAGGTCAAGAAAACATCTGCGGGGCAGCCGCTTACGGCGGGCGTTGACTATACGGCGACGTACGGAGCGGACGGCGCACTTGTGATTACGGCACTCTCGGGCGGCGAGGTGCATGACGCGGCGACGCTCTATCTCGACTATGACGAACTTGCGCCGGAGAAAGTCACAGCGGACGACATCGTTGGCGGTGTCGATACGCAGACGGGTGCATATTCCGGGCTTGAGCTCGTGGCGCAGGTCTATCCGAAATTCGGACTGATTCCGGGGCTCATCCTTGCGCCGGGCTGGTCGGACAGCAGCAAGGTCGCGGCGGTCATGATCGCAAAGTCTACGCGCATCAATGCACGCTTTGAGGCGATTGCTCTTGCGGATATTTCCATCAAGGAGGCCAAGAAGTACACGGACGTGAGCGCATGGAAGCGGAAGAACAACTTTGTGGATCCGCAGCTCGTTGCGTGCTGGCCGAAGGTAGCGCTCTCCAAGACGCAGTACCACATGTCGACGCAGCTTGCAGGCGTGATCTGTGCAACGGATGCGAAAAACGACGATGTGCCGTACAAGTCGCCGTCGAACGAGAACATCAAGTGTGATGCAACGGTAGTCGATGGTGGTAATGAGGTCCTGCTCGACGTAGAGACTGGTGCCTACCTCAACGGGCAGGGCATTGTCACTGCAATCAATGAGGGCGGCTGGCACGCATGGGGCAATCGTATGAGCTGCTATCCCGGCAACACAGACATCAAGGACAGCTTTATTCCGATTCGCCGTATGTTCTGTTGGCTCAACAACACGCTGATCACGACGTTCTGGAACAAGATCGACGACCCGATGAACAAGCGTCTCATCTCGACTATCGTTGACAGTGCGAACATCTGGCTGAACGGGCTCACAGCACGCGGCTACATCCTCGGCGGGCGCGTAGAGTTCCGCGAGGATGAGAATACAACAACGGACCTCATGGACGGTATCCTGCGCTTCCATGTCTATTTTTCACCGCCGTCGCCTGCACGTGATATTGAGTTCGTGCAGGAATATGATCCGTCGTACATCAAGACGCTGTTCGGAGACTGAGGAGGGAGCGTAAATGGCTTATAACGTAGTACGGGACAAACTGACCGACTATGCTGTCTTTAAGGACGGCAAACTGCTGCTCGGAACGGCGGACATTGAGTTGCCGAGCATTGAGTACTTGACGGATACCATCAAGGGCCCGGGCATCGCGGGCGAAGTTGATATGCCGACTATGGGCATGACGAGCTCCATGGAGGTCAAACTCAACTGGCGCACGGTCAACGAAGATCTCACGGAGCTCATGGCGCCGCGTGCACATGACCTCGAGTGTCGCGGCGCACAGGCGCATTATGACAGTGCCACAGGACGCATCCGTCAGGTGCCTGTCGTTGTCAAGGTGCGCGTCCTGCCGAAGTCCGGGGAACTCGGCAAGTTCGAGACGGGAGCAACGACGGGGTCGAGCAACACGATGGAATGCGTCTATCTCAAGGTGTCTGTCGACGGGAAAACGCGCGTTGAGATTGACAAGTTCGCGCGTGTGTTCCGCATTAACGGGACGGACTTCATGGCGGAGATTCGCGCAGCGCTTGGACTGTAATAGAGGAGATCATATGAAAATCACACTGGCAAAGCCTGTCACCTACAAAGAGCAGGAATATAAGGAGCTGGAGATTGACCTCGATGGGCTGAACGGCATCGACCTCATGAAAGCAAACGCCGCACAGCGCGGCAAACCGGATAATGTTGTTCCGGCGTTGTCGATGGGCTATCAGGCGCAGTTGGCGGCACTTGCCGCCAACGTGCCGATCGAGGTCATCCATCAGCTCTGCGCACCAGATTTCGTGAAGGTCACGATTGAGGTGCAGAATTTTTTGCTCGGCAGGGACTGATTGACCTTGATGGGGGTCACAGCCCAAGCACGCTGATTCGCGGTGCGGTCCTCTATCTGTCACAGGTCACATACACATCTGTTGAATTTTGGTTGTCACTGACACTTGCAGAGCTCATCGACTGGGGTGAAGAGATCCGGCGCCGCATGGAGAAATGAAAAAGCACTTGCTCACAGCAAGTGCTTTTATCATGGAATCATTTATATTTTACGTTCCGGATGCCTCTCAAAATAGGCTTTCTGGTACTTGCTGTACTGACGGACCGCGAGCACAACACCGACCGAACCGAGGAGAACGAATGCAAGGAGCAGCGGCTCTGACAAAACCGTCTTGAGAACATCAGATACTCCTGTGACGAGAGCAAACACAAGACAGAAGATCAAGAACAGTGTCATAAGAATCCAACGAAAGAAGGAGTTCAATGCGTCAAACATAATAGCACCTCCGCACATCGATCTGTATATACATATTATAGCATACGAAAGGAGGCGGGTCTATGGGAAAGCTGATGGAGCTTGCATTTTCGATCAGTGGAAAGCTCGGATCGACGTTCACAGGCTCTACACAAAAAGCATCGCAATCGCTTGCACAGCTGAAAGCTGAGGCGAAGAAACTGGAAGCGGCGGTCAAAGAGACCGAGCGCGCACAGAAGTTGCTGAATCAGTCTTTTGAGAGTGGATTTACCAGTGAAAAAGCCTATGCAACAAACATGGCAGCGATGAAAAAGAACATCATGGAGTATAACAACGCGCTGCTCAAGAATGCTGATCTGCGCGCAAAGGCGGCGGGGGCGGACATTGGGGAACAGGCAGACGGGAAAAGCGGCGGTATGCTCTCTAAGGCGATGGGCGTAGCGGCAAAGGCGATTTCCTTCGGGGCAATCGCGGGCGGGATTCAGTCTGCTGTCGGTGCGGCCGTTGATTTTGAGTCTGCAATGGCGGACGTGCGCAAGGTCGTTGACTTTGATACGCCGCAACAGTTCAAGGACATGCAGCAGGATATTCTAAAGCTGACACGCACACTGCCAATGACCGCCGAGGATATTGCAAAGATTGTCGCCTCGGGCGGACAGGCGGGCATCGCGAAAGAAGACCTGCTTGGATTTGCGGAATCCGCTGCAAAAATGGGCGTTGCGTTTGATATCACCGCCGAACAAGCGGGCGACATGATGGCAAAATGGCGCACGGCGTTCAAGATGAATCAAGATGAGGTGGTTACACTCGCCGATAAGGTCAATTACCTTGGCAATACGACTGCCGCATCTGCGCCGCTTATCTCCGAAGTTATTACACGCATCGGTCCGCTCGGCGAGGTCGGCGGTGTTGCGTCCGGTGAGATCGCGGCGCTCGGCGCGTCGATTGTCGGCTCCGGTGTCTCCTCGGAGATTGCCGCGACGGGTATCAAGAATCTTGTGCTCGGCATGACTGCTGGAGAAGGCGCAACAAAAACACAGGCTGACGCATTCGCATCGCTAGGTATGGATGCGACGGAGATGGCAAAACGGATGCAGGTGGACGCAAAAGGTGCAATCATCGACGTAATGAAAGCTATTCGGGCGCTGGATAAAGATCAACAGGCAACCGTGCTCAAAGACTTGTTTGGTAAAGAATCCATCGGTGCAATCGCTCCGCTTCTCAGCAATCTTGAGGGGCTGGAGGAGAATTTTAACAAGGTGGCTGATGCAGCACAGTACGGCGGATCTATGAATGCCGAGTTTCAGGCGCGGTGTGAGACAACGGAAAACTCCTTGCAGCTTATGAAGAACGCGGCAGGAGAGCTTGCCATCAACCTCGGGAGCATGTTGCTTCCGTACATCAAAGACGCGGCAGAGGGGCTCAGTAGTTTTACGGGCGGACTTATCACATGGGTGCAGACGAATCCCCGAGCGGTCGCGCGATTCGGGGAGACAGCAAAGATACTGACGGCGTTGCTCATTGCGTATAAGGTTGGCGTCGGAATAACGGCGCTCTCTACAGCGCTGAAAGCGGCGAGCCTGTCGACGCGCGCTATGACACTCGCGCAAGCTGCGCTAAATGTCGCCATGAGTCTCAATCCTGTGGGTCTCGTCATCGCGGGTATCGTTGGCTTGATTGCGATTGGCTACGAGCTCTATACGCACTGGGAGGAGGTCAAGGCGTTTTTCATCGGTCTGTGGGAGAGCCCTGCGGGCGCAATCCTCTCCTTTATGGGCGGTCCCATTACCGCGTTGATCTATATTGTGTCGCTCATCATCGCGAACTGGGAGGCGGTCAAGGCTTGGTTCACGTTGCTCTGGGACGACCCTGCTGCCGCTGTTACACAGTTCGTTGACTTTTTGGAGGAGAAAATCGGTGTGGGAGTCGAGTGGGTCAAAGAGAAATGGGAGGGGTTGAAAGAAGTTCTGGCTCATCCAATCGATGCTGTAGTTAATTTTATCAGCGATGGCGATAGTAACGCCGCAGCGGCATCCGGTGTTGATATCTCCGCAAATGCGCGCGGCGGTATCTATGGACAAGGGGCCTTTCTGACAACCTTTGCAGAGGATTCACCCGAGGCGGCGATTCCGATTGACGGTTCTACGCGCGCTGCTTCGCTCTGGCGGCAGACGGGAGAAATGATGGGGCTTTTGCCGCAGGGTGGCGGAGGCGTCAGCCTGTCGATCTCCGCTCCGATTACGATCAACGGAAACGCAGACAGCAGTGTCATTGCACAGATCCAGCAGGGAATCGACGACGCCGTAAGGCAGGCACTGGCACGAATTCAGCACGAGAGGGGGCGGGTGAGCTTTGCCTAAGACATACACGACCGTATCCGGCGATGAGTGGGACATGGTCGCAAGAGATCAGCTTGGCAGTGAGCGTTATACAGCGCTACTCATGCACGCGAATCCTGACCATCTGAATACCGTCATATTCTCGGCAGGGGTCACTCTCCTTATTCCCGAGGTCACGACACCAATACCGAGTAGCCTGCCGCCGTGGAGGAGATAGCTGTATGATTGCGCGCAACATCAAGGTGAAGGTACTCTACAACGCAAAGGATATATCGGAAGACCTCGCCAAATATCTGAAAGCCGTCACCTACAACGACGTTATGAGTGGCTGCGCAGACGATGTAAGCCTTACACTCGAGGACATGACAGAGCTCTGGGAGGGCGACTGGCTGCCGGAGAAAGGGGCGACGCTCACCATCAGTCTCATTTCGCAGAATTGGGCGGCGGATGATGAGGGAGAGAAGCAACTTGACCTTGGCATCTTTGAGATTGACGAGATCGAGATGACAGGGGGGCCGCATGAGGTCAAAATCAAGGCGGTATCCGTGCCGGACAATAACACATTGCGCGGCGTTGAGCGCAACCGGAGCTGGGAAAAGACGAAACTCTCGGTCATCCTACGGGACGTTGCTGTAGGGGCGGAAATGGAGCCGTACTATGGCGTTGACGATGACCCAGAACTTGACCGCGCGGAGCAGACAGAGGAATCCGATCTTGCGTTTCTCCTACGGCTCTGCAAGGATGCAGGGCTTGCACTGAAAATCACGGATGGCAGGATTGTCGTATTCGACGAAGCGGAGTATGAACAGCAGGAGCCTGTTGCAACCATACAACGCGAGGGCTCGAATATCAAAAGCTATCAAATCCGCTCCAAGACGCGGGATATCTATAAAGCGTGCCGCGTCAAGTATGCGAACCCGAAGAAGGGCATCAACATTGAATATACATTTACCCCCGATGCGTCAAAGACGGGGAAGGTGCTGCAGGTCAATGAGCAGGTGGAGAGCATCGCCGCCGCCGAAAAGCTGGCAAAAAAGAAACTGCGCGAGAAGAACTGTGAGGAGACAACCATCGGACTGACGCTCATGGGTTCGTTCGATCTCTTGGCGGGCAATACCGTCACGCTCAAGGGATTTCACTCCTTCGACGGTAAATACATCATCACGAAGGGAAGCCACAGCATCGGCGGAGGTTACGGGCTGAGCGTGGATCTGAGGAGGTGTCTGAATGGCTACTGATCCGCATATCAAAAACTTCATCCGTATGGGTCGCGTATCTTCCATACATCCGGCGGAGATGGCGGTCAAGGTCGTATTCGAAGACAAGGATAATCTTGTTTCCGACATGCTCCCCGTGCTCGTGCGTGGGAGCAGTGGGAACCGCGACTATTGGCTGCCGGATGTGGGCGAGCAGGTTTGCTGTCTCATGCTGCCAAACGGACATAATGCGGGCATTTGTCTCGGCTCGTATTACTCTGAGAGTGATCCTCCGGCAATTGTCGACGCACAGAAACGTCGCATTGATTTCGGCGACGGTTCTTTTGTGGAGTTCGACCGTGCGACGGGCGGCCTGACTATCCGGTGTACGGGGGATATTGTCGTCAACGGGCGGACAATCTCGTTGAACTAGGGGGTAATGCAATGCCATCAGCAGTAAGAGACGGAGATGAGACAACAGGCGTATGCAACAAGGGATTGCCGTGCTGTCCGCATGGCCGAACTGGTACAGTGAGCGTGACGAGCAGCAATGTATTCGTCAACGGAAAGAGGCTGCATCGTCTGCATGACACGGGCCCGACGAACTGCCCGCATGGAGGTATCTTTGAGAGCGTTGTCGGTAGCGCGTCTGTGTTTTGCAATGGTCAGCCTGTGATACGTATTGGCGATGCAACCACTTGTCGGTCATGCGGGCAGTCAGGAAGTCATACGACGGGAAGCGGGAATGTGTTTGTAGGAGGATAGTGATGAGCATATGGGATTCGCTGCAATCTGCCCTCCGAACTGCAATTGCAAAATCGGGCGGACTCGGTACGTTGGGCGACATATCTTTTCGCGTGTCGGCGTGGAATGACGTACACACATTTGACGACCTCACACGCAGTGCAAAGAATCGGACGGCTGGACATGAGATTATCGGGCAGAAGCCGTTCACAGAATATCTCGGTCCCGATCTCCAAACGCTGAGCCTCAAGATCAAACTCCACGCGCAAAGAGGTGTAAATCCACGCGAGGAAGTTGAACAGCTGATTGAATACTGTGAGAGCGGGAAAGTACTGACCTTTACCGTCGGTGGGCAGAAGATGGGCAAGAACAAGTGGCTTGTCGAATCTGTCAGTGAAGCTATCAAGTATTACGACAATCACGGGAACATTCTTGCCACAGAGGTTGATCTGACGCTGAAAGAGTATGTTGTGACCAAGCAACTTGAGGAACAGACGCAGGAGCAGAAAAAGGCGGGAAAGAAAAACCGCTTCATGGATGCGGTCAAGAAAGCTGTGAAGTACTACGATGATGCAGGAAAACTCATTGAAAAGGCGGCGAATGTTATCAGGCAGTACGGCAACATAGAGAAAGTCATTGAGGATAAGTCTGCTGAACTGATAAAAAAACATCTGGGAGGTAAGTTATGACGATCGCCGAGATCATTGCAACAGGTTCGCCCGGCATCACCTTTGCTCCGAGGAGCGAGGCAGAGGAGGTCATACAGAATGTGCGGACAATCCTCACAACGCGGCGCGGATCCGTACCACTTGACCGCGATTTTGGGATAGATACGTCAATTGTTGACCAACCTGTGAACCGTATCCATGCGATCCTCACGACGGAGATTATCGAGACCGTCGAACGATATGAGCCGCGTGCCGAAGTCGTTTCTGTAGACTTTACGGGAGATGGAGAAGATGGCATTATTGTTCCTCGTGTAAAGGTGGTGATTCATGTATGAGTATTCGCGATATTGACTTTGTCGAGACGGATACCGAAACGGTCAAAGCGGAAGTCATCGCCGAGTATGAGCGCGCGGCAGGACGGTCGCTCGCACATGGCGATCCGGTGCGGCTCTTTTTGGAGAGCATCGCAAGCGTGATCGCGCATCAGAGGACGCTCATTGATTATACAGGGAAGATGAACCTTCTTCTGTATTCGCGTGGTGACTATCTCGACCATATCGGTGTCTTGGTCGGGGCATGGCGGATTCCTGCTGTGGCGGCTACGGCACAATTTAAGATCACCCTCTCGGCGGCACGTCCGAATGCGGTCACTGTCCCGAAGGGGACGCGTGTCAACGCATCGGAAAGCGTGTTTTTTGCACTGGATAAAGACATCGTTATCATTGCAGGGGAGACTGCAGCGACGGTGAGTGGGACGTGTACCAATGTAGGGGAGGGTGGCAATGGTTATGCCCCGGGGGAAATCAAAACGATTGTCGATCCTGTGCCATATGTGCAGACCATCGTCAACACAACGACATCGGAGGGCGGTGCAGATGTGGAAGATGATGAGGCGTTCCGTACGCGCATACAGGAAGCACCAGAACATTTCAGTGTTGCGGGACCGGCTGCGGCGTATGCGTATTTTACAAAGTCTGCATCGGCACTCATTGTTGACGTTGCTGTAACATCACCGAAGCCGGGAGAGGTAAATATTTACCCAATCCTACAGAAAGGAGCCCTGCCGGGGGAGGAGGTGTTGCGCGAAGTACGAGAGGCTGTTGACGCCGATGATGTACGGCCGCTGACGGACAGGGTCACTGTGTCAGCACCGACAACGATCAGTTATAACCTTGAGCTCACGTATTACATCGACGCGGCAGACGTAGCGCGTGAGGCCGCAATCAAGTCCGAGGTGGAGAAGTCCATTGAGGACTATGTTGTTTGGCAGCGCTCTAAGATTGGGCGGGATATCAACCCCACCGAACTGCAGTATCGCATCCGTGCAGCAGGAGCGAAGAGAGCTGTCATAACGGCACCTGAATTTGCGGTAGTCACTGAGACGGCAATCGCAGTAGTCGGAACAAAGAAAATAACGTATGGAGGACTTGAGCATGGATAAAAACGTGCGAAACACAAGTCTCTCCGACATCATGCCATCGAACCTGTTGGAATATGAACCTGTGAGGGCCGCTGCAAGAGCTATCGCCCCGCAGTTAAAAGGGATTGCGAATACACTTCGCCTTGATGCGATCATCGCACATATCGACGAATTGCCGGAAAATATCATTGATATGCTTGCATGGCAGTGGCGCGTTGATTTTTACGATGTAGAATTGAACCTTGACGAAAAACGGCGTGCGGTCAAACAGTCGATTGCGATGCATCGTATCAAGGGAACAAAAAGAGCGGTCATGATGGCGCTGCGGATGGTTTATGCGAGCGGTGAGGTCAGCGAGTGGTTTGAGTACGGAGGGCGACCGTATTATTTCCGTATTCATTTCGTGCGACCGGCGATTGTTCGCACAGCGGATATTGACCGCGTAATCCGCATTGTCGACGCTGTCAAAAATGAGAGAAGTTGGCTCGAGAGCATTGGATTTTCACGCCCCGTGAAAATCGGCTTGTACCATGGGGCGGCAATCTCAACAAACAAGGTGTATCACATAACGCCACCGCGCACAAAAGATTCTGTCATCCGTAGCGGAACGTATCACGGTACGGGCGTGTCAGTATATAAGGAGGTCATATTACATGAGTAACTGGTCGGAGCAACAATTCACGCGCAAAGGAGCAGAGCTGCGCGCAAAAGTCGAGGCGGGAAAATGTAAACTCGCGCTTACAAAAATGAAAATTGGTAACGGCAGTGTAACCGTTGGCGAAATTGAGCACATGACCGATCTCAAAAGCCCTCAGCTTGTCTTTGGCATCAGCTCCTGCACTGTCAGCGAGGAGGATAGCACCGTCTGCAAAACGGTCGGTATTGCATCCTCTTCGAATGTCGAAAATAGTTTCTCGGTGTCTGAAATGGGGCTCTATGCAACTGATCCGGACATTGGCGAAATCCTCTATCTCGTGTGTATCGATTCTGCACCGGATACCATGCCGAATAAGCGTGTTGCAGCACCAGTTACGCTGACCTATCAATTTGATATTGTAACGAGCAACACGGCCAATGTTACGGCGATGATTACGCCAACTGGGCTGGCAACGGCGAAAATGGTAAATGAGCACCGCACCGCCGCCGAGCTTGACCACCCCGAGAAATCCGTGCGCAAGAAACACCTGCACCCAGACGCATACGAATCCCCCGCACTCACTGGCACCCCGACTACGCCAACAGCAGAGCGTGGGACGAATAACGGACAGATCGCAAGCACAGCGTTTGTGGCGCAGGCAATCGCCGCCCTTGTCAACTCTGCGCCGGGAGGCCTTGACACCTTACAGGAGCTCGCTGCAGCACTCGGCAATGACGCGAACTTTGCGGCTACAGTAACCAATGTGCTCGCGGGGAAAGTCAGTAAGTCGGGCAGTGATACCATAGATGGGCGGTTGACCGCGCTATCCTTCTTCACTCGTAATTGGTTTCGGGCTATAGGAAACAATAGCGGTTTGTTGTTTGAGGACTATGGCGGTGGTTGGACTATGTCCGATCCTGAGTGGTTGAGGTCTCATAATGGGAAAGGCGTATATACGTCCGGCCAAATGAAAGCAGATAGCGGCTTTGTTGGAACCGCATCCAACGCAAACAACCTCGGCAATAAGTCTCTGCAGTGGATCATCGATCAGATCAATGCTGCAAAGACGGGTATCATTGCGAGCAACCTCGCACAAAACGGATGGGTCAAATTTGCCAACGGACTAATCGTACAGTGGGGTGTTGGTACAGAAGTATCTGGGGAGCAGCAATTTGACATAGCACTCCCCATAGCTTTTCAAAATGCCTGTTTCAGCGTATCGGTAACAGTAATTCAAAGCCGTGGAGTCAGTTCTAATTACGGTGAGGATTTCCAGGTTATTGAGTACAACCGCGACAAGATCAAGCTATATTTGCAACACTTTGAACTTAACGCTAAACCTGCAAAGCCGCTGTATATAGCGATCGGCGTATAAATAGCGAAAGGATGAATCTCATGGAAAACGAATACCTTGCAAAATTTGATGCTGTTGGGTATCGCGAGACTACAGTTGTATCTGGCGTACACTACGCCACCGACGAAGAGCGTCAGAAATACCTCGAGGACGGATACATCGTCATCTCTGATGAGGACTACCAGCACTACATCGGCAACCGTGGAATGGGCAACAACGGCACGGGCTACATCCGTGACCCCAAGACGGGTAAGCCCGTCTCTGCGTCTCCCGCTCCACCCGCGCCCGTCGTGGAGGAAGAGCCGCCTGTCGATGAGGAACGTCTTGCCGCATTTGAGGCAATGGCAGCGCAGGAAGCCCGCCTCGTCGCACAGGGGGAGCGCCTCACGGCACTCGAAGCGGAACTTTCTGCACTGAAGAGAGGTGAAGGAAAATGAAGAAGTGGCCATACATGATCCCCGTCTACGCCTATCTCGTACGTCGCGGAACGTGGGCAATCTCCGAGGAGGACAAGAAGGACGATCAGAAGGTCGTCCCCGAGGTCTACCGCGAGGACGTAGCCGCATACCTTGTCGAGCACACAACAGGATGAACATGAGCGCAGAATAGCCGTCATAATACGTGGCGGCTTTTTCTGTGCACGGAAAGGAGATAACGTATGGATTTTATGCCGGTTATTCAGCGTCTTACAGAGGGGTGGGGGGCAAAGGTGGGACTGTCCGTTGCTCTCACCATTGCCTACGAAGATCACGCACAGATCTTCGCGGCATTTGTTGCACTGGTCTGTCTTGACCTCGCAACAAAGTGGTTATCGCTCTCGCGGCAACATCTCGTTGATACGGGAGTAGATCAGCCGTCTCTCTGGCATGCGTTCTGGAACGTAAAGAGAGCCCGTCGTGCGGGCTATATCAAGAGTGACATCATGCGCAAGCGTTTTGTGCCGAAGATTCTTACCTATATCGGTGTCGTCTCGGCGGCGTTGATGCTTGACTTTATTCTGCTCAAAGCACATGCGCCCGCATTTGCCGCAACTCTCGTGATCGGATATCTCTCGCTCACCGAGTTCATTTCAATTCTTGAAAATATGCAGAGTTCGGGGATTGACGAGGCGGGGGCACTTGTCGAAATGGCACGCCGCAAAGGCGGCATTGGAAAAGGAGGGAATGACAAATGAAAGTATTTTTGAATCCCGGGCATGACCTTGTGCATGACAGCGGTGCAGTGAGCCCCATCACAGGACTGCGTGAGTGCGACGTAGCGGCGGCGGTCGGGGAGCTCGTAAAAGGCTACCTCGAAGCCGTCGGCTATGAGGTGCGCATGTGGCAGAGCGACAATCTCAACTGGGATAGTGACTATGCCGATCGGCAGGACTGCTCCGTGTGCGACTGCGCGAATCAGTGGCCGGCGGATATCTTTGTGTCAATCCACTGCAACAGCGCGGGCAATACGAGCGCACAGGGCACGGAGACGCTCGTGCACAACATGGGCGGGCGCGCCGAACGTCTTGCCGACTGCATCCAGCGGCAGATCGTTGACAGCCTCGACACCGTAGATCGAGGCCTGAAAGAGCGTCCCGAGCTTACCGTCCTGCGTGCAACGGATATGCCCGCCGTATTGGTGGAGCTTGCCTTTATCAGTAATGGGGAGGACGAAGCGTTACTGAGAGACAGACAGGATGATTTCGCCCGCGCCATTGCACGCGGGGTGACCGATTACGCATAACACGGAGGGAAGGTGTAAACCATGCTTGAACGGGTCAAACAGACGGTGAGAGAGCGCAAAATGGCCCTGCTGGTGATCCTGTGTCTATTGATTGTCTGTGTTGCCTACGCCATTGGCCGGCACTCCGTATCCGAGCAGACTGCAGCGGACAAGACTGCTGTCATGACGCAGGAGCAGACGCAGGACGCGGCGGCACTGCGGGCGCAGCTCGACATCTCCAAGAGCAACGCTGAGGCCCTGCAACAGCGGCTTGCGGAAACACAAGGACAGCGTGCACCGACAACGACCTACTACGTCACCGCTCCGACGGTCGAGCGGGCAGCGCAGGTTGTTGAGCGTCAGATACGGGAGGATGATCCTAAGTTGCCGAGAGCGGCGCGTGAGAAGTCTGATCGGACAGTCGTCACTCCGATCACGCAAGATAAGGACGGAAAAGACCTACCGTCCGATCAACAGAAGGTTGATGTGTATAAGATCAACCTCAACAAGGCGCACAAGATCAAGGCGGGTGCATCCGTCATTGACGGCAAGGCGCTCATGAGCATTGGCTATGAGCAGGGACGCTTTGAGGCTCTTGCTCACTTCGACGGCTCACGCTACAAGGGCGCGACCGTCACATACAATATCATAGAGTGGTAATTCATCGCCCCGGGGCTACGGCTTCGGGGCTTATTTTTATGCCACTAAAAATATAACCATAAAAATAAAAATATATGTATATAAACTATTGACAAGTATGTATATTCCTGCTATAATATAATCAAGAAAAAGGACAGGGGCACAAAGCCCAGAAAGAGGAGGAAATCAAAATGAAGGCAGAGAGAAAGTTCAAGGGAGTCAAGGCGGCGGTCGGAGAGATGCGCGGCTGCAACCGCTACGACGGCACGTACCTCGAGGTGCACTACGATATGGACGAGGACGAGGTGTATACTCACTTCCACTCCTCCTTCGGAGGAAACTCGTGGACGGTGTACCACGATTCGGCGGTTATCCCCGTCGGAACATATTCGGGCCCCGTCAAGATGGCGGAGCTCAAGGAGGATATCCGCCGAGCCATCGCACGGCGGGCAGAGGTGGCGTAAAGCAGAGGGAGGGGCACAAGCCCCTCCCGTTACCTCAAGGAGGAAAACAAACATGGTTGACTGGAATAAAGTTCCGAGCGAGGCTGTTGATGTGGTTTTCGCGCAGGAGAATCGCCGTCTCCTTGCTGAGCTGGAACGGGAAGAGCCGCAGAACTGCCGTGATACCATCGCGTGGGCGGATAGTTTCGCAGGGAAGTATGAATCACCCGAGCAGGAGCGATATGTAACGCTGATGCGCAAGAGCGCAGAACTCCGACTCAAAGAAAGAGGATTGCAAGCATAAGGAGGAAATCAAAATGGCAAAGACTAAGCAAGTTTACATGAACCCTGCACTTGCGGGACTCGAAGCGGACGTGAAGGAGACAGGGACGAGTTTCTCCGCCCGCCTCGGGGAGATCGTCGAGCGGTACGGAATCCTCATCGACCTCGAGGAACTGCCGGAGTTTTCGGAGGATGAGATGGAAATCCTCAACGAGGTAATTTGGGGTAATATAGTAAACCGCCGCAAGGTACGCGGGCTCCATCTCGATGTGTTGGATGTAGCGACGGGGACGCAAGCGGCGCGCAATGCTCTGAGCGCGAAGGTTGCCGAGATGACAGTGGGACAAAGGCTTGCGCTCATCGAGAAGATAGGACAATGAAAAAAATAGAACATCGCTGTATGGCGTGTGGAGCCTCATTTATTGGGGCTCCGCATGCCCTGTTTTGCCCAGATTGTAAAATAGAGCGTAGGAGAGAATCTGTCCGAAAGCATAAAGCAAAGAAAAGGGCGGAGAACGAAAAAACACCTGAGCCGTGCAGAGTGTGTGGTGGCGTAATCCCTGCAGGGAGTGCACGAAGAAAATATTGCTCTCTCCGATGTAGCAACATCGCGAAAGCCTACCAATCGTCAGCGTCGTCTTATCGTGGGCGCAGAGTACAAACGCCTCCCGAATGGGACGAGTGGATGGAGAGATATGGGATTACCACAAGCCCCGTACACGAGATTACCCCTGTGAAAGTTGTACCGCTTACCAGGATAGACGGGAAACTCCTGCGAGAATTAAGGCGTGGAAAGAAACTGACGCAAAAAGAGGTAGCCGACCAGCTTGGTGTTTCCCGGTCAGCATACCAAAACTATGAACTCGGGCAGCTTAAAGATGTGGGGAGAATCGAGAGGCTCGCTTACTTTTTCGATGTCCCTGTTGATAAGCTCATACGAAAAGACCCACCTGCAAAAGGAATCAATCTAGTGCATGATATCGCCAGTGATATCGAAATGGACGGAGTGATCTTTAGAGGGAAAACGTATAAACTCAACGAGGAGGAACGACGACGACTACAAGAACTTTTGGACACATTTTTTCGGCAGTTTGATTAGTAAGATAGAGGGGACAGCGTATCGTGCGCCGTCCCCTCTTTTTGTTTGTCTACAATATTGTCTACATCCTGTCTACAAAACGCCATGATTCACCTTCTGTGTGGCTATTTCGCCTTTCTGTAAAATTATTAGTGTTATTCTCGTAACCCGCTGAAAATAAATGGGTTACGGATACATCTTTCAGTTTGTCATATTGTCTCCTTGCGCATAACTGAGTTCTTTGCTAGAATAAAGGAGAAATCAAAGGCGATCTGCGCGTCGGCGTCTCTGAAGAGGCGTGGGCGCATTTCTTTTGCGGCATGTATGTCGTTTGGGAGAGAGGAAGCTGCTTGTT